GGATGAACCGCGACCGATCATCATGGAGGCACTCGAAGAGGGTGTTGCTCCGAAGATTCGGTTCCAGAAGCCCAAGAAACCGGAAAGCTTGAAGGATATTCAGGCTTCGCCATTGTTCTCGGGAGGACAGGCTTGATATGGCTGAATACCAAGGCAAGAAAGTCACTCTGAACAAGCCCTTCTACACTCCGGGTGAGAAGAAGAAGAGTGCGGTTTATGTGAAGAACCCGAAGGGAACGGTCATCAAAGTGCGATTCGGTGATCCCGACATGAGCATCAAGAAATCAGACCCGGAACGGCGCAAGAGCTTCCGTGCGCGGCATAATTGCGACACGGCGAAAGATCCAACCAAGCCAAGAACTTGGTCCTGCAAGGCGTGGGGGATTGCAATCCTTGGTGCATCATCTATGATGTCCATGTGCAACCTATTGAAGCAAACAATCAGCGGATAAAAATCGGTCGATGGAACTACTTCGACCTCAAATGCATCACATGCGAATCCAGAATGATGGTTCGGGTTGATGTGGTTAGAGTTCTCGACAAAAAGCAAAAGCCATGGAGGTGTGTGAAGTGCGTTTCGTCTGAATACCTTACAAAGCTTTCGACAAGACATGGGAAGTACGGATCTGGATCATACAGATCGTGGAGAAAAATGAAGGACAGGTGCTTGAACCCTATGCACGTTCATTCCAAGAACTACCTTCAAAGAGGGATTGCAGTTTGCGAAAAATGGATGTCTTTTGAAGGGTTCTACGAAGACATGGGTGATCGGCCAAATGGCTGGAGTTTGGATCGAATCGACAACTACAAGGGATACTTCAAGGAAAACTGCCGATGGATTCCGTTGCGGGATCAGTCTAAAAACCGTAGAGATAGCAAGAAACCTTACACTCCACCTCAGCTTCCAACATGAAGAAGAAATCAAAGTTCAGTAAACTGGCCAACGAACTCCGTAAGGAAGGGGCCGATGATCCTCGCGCACTTGCTGCCTATATCGGTCGCAAGAAGCTGGGGGCCGCAGAGTTCATGCGCCGCCAAGCTGCCGGTCGAAAGAAAGCCAGCAAGTAAATGATCAGCTTCTTCGCACGAGTCCGTACCGCGTGGACATTTGCGCGGCATCAACGATGGGTCGATCCGCTTCCTTGGCGCAAGGAGGACGCGATCACGCTCAATAATTTCTTCAATAGCGATACTGGCAAACGATTCAGGGACGCACTGTTAAACACTGTGCTTATGCAGAATGCTTCTGCGATAACTGATAGAAACCATTTGCAATATTCGTCAGGCTTTGCAATGGGTCAGGCCAGTCTTGTGAAGGTCATCGAAGTGATGGCCGATCAGGAATCAATTACGGGGCAGGATGATGATCCGGATTCTGCCACGAACACATAGGATCAAAGTTGCGGTTGCCGGTCTGTGCGGACCAGCAAACGAGTAAAAGCACAATATGTCAGACGAATCAATGAGTGCAGATGGCCTACTCGCGTTGGCCAGAGATCACGATGCCGGTGTCGATATCGACAGCCAGCCAAGGGAGCAGACTCCAACATCAAACGAGTCAGCTCCGGTTGAGCAGGAATCCTCTAATGAGGTGACCGCCAGCAAAGAGTTCGATGGTGGCGAGAAGGAAGTAAGCACGAAGTCAGAGACGGAACCGAAGGCGACAAAGACCGAGCCGAAGGTTGATAAGGAGAAGAGCAAATTCGCTCAGGAACAGAACCGAAAGGCGAAGTCCTGGGAACAAATCAACGCTGAGAAGGAGGCCCTCAAGGCTGAGCGCGAAGCGGTGAAGCGTGAGCGTGAGGAATGGAGCAGGAGCCGGGAGCAATCCAAGGCCACCGAAACCAATTCTCATCGGGACGAGAAGGGCTATACGGCTGATGACTACGAGGCTGCGGCCAAGGAGTTTGAGGCTGATGGCGATTCTCAGTTGGCCAAGGCAGCGCGAGCTAAGGCTGATAATGTCCGCAAAGCGGCTGGTGAAAGACAGCAGAAGGTTCAACAGGAGCAGTTCCAGAAGTCATGGGCTGAAAACTACGGTAAGCTGTCCGAGAAGGAGGCTTGGCTGAAAGATCAGAACAGCTCTGAGTACAAGCGTACTGTTCAGCTTCTGAATAATTTCCCGCTGCTCACTGCGACTCCTGATGGACTTGTCCACGCTGTCGAAATTGTGAAGCTCCAGAATGCAGCCGAACGGTCTCAGTCGATGGAAGCCGAGAACAAGTCTCTGAAAGAACAACTCAGTAAGCTCCAGCAGAAGACCGCTATTGGTAAAAGCGTACCGGCAGGACAACTCAAGGCTGAAGAGAAGGATTTCTCCAAGCTATCCCTGAAGGAGCAAAGGGAGGCGCTCTTAAGAGCCGCCAGAGAGTTCGACCGGGACGAAGGCTAATAGCACAACCACAACTAAAATATGCCCATCACTACTTCCGGTTCAACCGGTATTCAACTCCAGTTCCAGAACTACTTCAGCAAGGAGCTGCTCTCGATCGTCCAGCAGGAGACGATCCTCGATCAGTTCGGCATGAAGGCTCCGATCCCCAAGAACAATGGTAACAAGGCCATCACGATGTTCCGTTTCGGAGCGCCGAGCATCGGCAGTGTTCAGAACCTCACCACCGCTGGTGAAGGCACGGCAATCAGCTCCGCCAACTACCGCGCCCTTGTTCTCAACAGCCTGAGCAAGACGCTCTCGCAGTACGGTCAGGTGATCGGTTTGACCGACATCCTCCGCGCCACGGACCTGTTCAACTCGCTCCAGCAGGCCACCAAGACCTCTGGTTTGGACATGGCCCTCTGGGTTGACTCCGTGATCCGCAACACCCTGATCGGTTCCAACCTCCTCGGGAGCAACGGTTCCATCGGTTCCGCCGCCGAGGGTGCTGGCACGTTCGACAACTCCGACGCTTGCGGTAACAACACCTCGAACGCCAATCCTGGCCCTTGCGTGTACGGTAACCCCGCTACGCTTGTTGCCGCCAACCAGACGTTCACCGGCCTCAGCACCGACACGACCGCTGCCAATACCACGATGACCGCTTCGGCTGTCCTCGATTCCATGACCCGCCTGAAGCGCAACCGCGCCCCGCTGATCAACGGCGGCTACGTCCTCGCCACCGACCCCCGTGTGGCCCGCGACCTCATGCGCGATGCCGACTGGTTGAACGCGTCGAACTACGGCAACAAGGGCCAGCCGTTCTACAAGGGCGAGGTTGGCTCCATCTACGGTTGCCGCGTGGTCACCCAGACCAACTCGTTTGTCAGTCAGGCCAGCACTGGCACTGAAGCTAACAAGTTCGTGTACAACCCTGCTGGTGGCGGTGGTCTTACCAACACCTCGGACGTCATCGCCTCGTTCTTCTTCGGCAATGAGGCGTTTGGCATCCCTGCTCTGACCGGTGATGATCCGTTGTCCCCGCGCATCGTGATCACCGACACCCCCGACAAGTCGGATCCGTTGAACCAGCTCGTCACCGTCGGTGTGAAGCTGTACTTTGCCACGCTGCGTTTGGCCGCTGGTAACACCAGTGGCGCTTCTCCTGGGAATATCAACCCGGTCTGGTACTTGGTCCATCGTACTAAGACCTCTTCCACGCTGTAATATGCGACCCAAGACGGCCACCATCATGGTGATTGCCGTCAGCCCAAAGGGGCATCATCGAGCAATCGGTGGTGCCCCTTCTCATTCCGCTTGCGGATGTGAAGAGGCTGACAACAATGCGCCCATGATTTCTATTCCGGTCGAGGCTCTTTCCACTGACATGGAAGATGGCCAACAGGCCATGCCTGAGGTGGGTGATGAAGTGGTTCTCGACGATGTTCGCGGTGTTCTCAAGAAGCTCGATAACGGCGAAGCTTATGTCGAGATTCGGAGCGTGAACGGTATGCCCGCTGAGTACGAAAACAAGAGCGAGAAGGCTATGGCTTCCAAGGAGCCTATGGACGAAAAGGGTATGCGTAAGATGGTTGAGGAGTACGACAGCGAGATGGAGTCCTAACATGCCGATCTATACCTTCGAGAACAATGGTCAGTCCATCGAGCATATCGCTCCGATGGGTACTGACTCTGTTGTCCTTGATGGGAAGCGGTGGAACAGGCAACCGGTGGCCCGCTTCGGGGTCACCGGCTTTGCCCGAGAAGCCGAACTCAAGGACAAGGTGAAGCAGGGATTCAGCCGGATGGAAGACCGTCAGGGTTCCCGCTTTGAAAGCACTTTCACAAAGAATCAAATTCGGAAGATCTGGGATATATGAGTATTGATGCAAATCTCGCAACTGAGTATTCGATGGGAGTCGCGGGCTTCGCTCTCGTGACGGCCACGACACTGACCACTGGCCCGTTTGTGGCCATCACCACCATCGCCCCTACCACCTTTACTTCGATCACTGGTAACAACATCACTGGCACTTGGCCATCAGTGACTATCCCTGCTGGCATCACGCTTCCTGGACCGATCCAGAGCTTCCAGCTTACTGGTGGTCAGGTGATAGCGTTCAACGGAGTGATCAACTCTTAAGCCTGTGACGCTGGCTCTTGGAACAAGACTGGTATCGAATGGAGGTGGCGGATCAGTCACCCCAATCGATCCGCCTGTTTTGCGCCGAGTCCTTGTTACAGATCAAACCGAAGAACCAATCGTTTTGGAGTTCAATCCCGGAGACCCAGTAACATACTTATGTGCATCTCTTGGAACTTACGATGTGATCTCACTTGAGGGCGGTACACTTCCCATTAACCTTTTAACCGAAGCATCAGACAAATTCATTCTAACAGTTAACTGATATGGCAGACGTAAAGATTACAGCACTAGGGGTATTAACCGCCGCTGACCCGATTAACGACGCTATCCCTATCGTTGATGTCAGCGATAACTCGATGGCGGCATCTGGAACCACAAAGAGGATTAGCGTTAATAACATCCTCGGGGCATCCGGCACCGCCACCCTCGCCAGCGCCACCATCACCGGCGATCTGACGGTGGATACCTCGACGCTGAAGGTCGATTCGACGAACAATCGGGTGGGTATTGGGACGGCGACACCGACTGCCGCACTTGATATTCTTGGAGCATTTGGAACTTCAACTGGTGCTGCTGTTATTAGAAACAACAGTGCTGCTAATGCCTCAAACATCTCGCAGGTTCAATTCTTCGCGGCTAACTCGTTTGCCGGAAGTGAGCAGGTTGCTTCTATCCACGGCTCGAATCCGAATGCGGCAGCAAACAACGGTGGCGCACTTGTTTTCAGTACCTCGCTGAACGGAACTGGAACCACTCCAACCGAACGATATCGTATCGGAAACGATGGTACTGCCACATGGTCCGTAGGCGGCTCCACCGCCATGACCCTGAACTCCCAGGGGCTGGGCGTGGGGGTTACGCCGAGTGCGTGGGGTAGTAATTACAAAGCACTTCAAATTGGAACGCAATCATGCTTCTACAATGCGCTTGGATACATAACGAGCATCAACACGAATGCTTTTGAGAATTCATCTGGCCAACTTGTTCGCATAGCAAACGGAGAAGCCACTCGATATGTCCAATCTGGCGGAGCGCATCAATGGTTTTATGCTGCTAACGCTATCGCTGGAACTGTTGACGGCTTCACCCAAGCGATGACGCTCGACGCCCTCGGCAATTTGCTCGTCGGTCTTACCACTGCCGGAACCACCGCTGCCAAGACCATCCAGATTGCCAACGGAACCGCTCCAACTGCCAACGTGACTGGTGGCCAGCTCTACGTCGAAGCCGGTGCGCTGAAGTACCGTGGAAGCTCCGGCACTGTTACCACCATCGCTAACGCCTAATCCATACTACCATGATTACCCTCTCTTGGATCATCGAACGCCTTCTCGTTAAGCCGACCGAAGGCACTCACACCGATGTCGTCATCACCGCCGACTGGCGATGCAACGGCTCGCAGGATCAATACAGCGGCACTTGCTACGGATCGACCAGCTTCGCTCCGCCGAGCGGTTCGTTCACGCCATACGAAGACCTGACGCAGGATCAAGTCTTGAGCTGGTGCTTCGCGAATGGCGTCGATAAGACTTCCATTGAAGCGAACGTCTCGCTCCAGATCGAAAACCAGATCAACCCGCCGATCATCGCTCCGCCGCTGCCGTGGTTGCCGCCGGTTGAAATCGTGCCTCCGATGTTGCCGCAGGTGGAGCCGCCGCTCGTCAATGCGGAAACTCCTGTCGCCGTTGTTGACGAACAGCCGGTTGTTTCGGATGCTCCGGCGGCATGATTACAATCGAACTTACCACTGAGCAGGCCAATCAACTCCTCCAACTCATCGACATCGCCATCAAAGCTGGCGGTTTCCAGAATGCAAAAGTAGGAGTTCCATTGGCCGACCTCATCATCGCAGCCGCACAGCCTAAACCAGAGCAATGAACACCGATACCAACAGTAGCAGCGGACTTGGACTTTCACTTGCAACCGCCGCTACTGCTGGTGCGGTATCACTGCTTCCTCAGTTAACAGAGTGGTTCCGATTCGGGGCCGCTCTGTTGGCGTTTATAGCCGCAGCAATCGGACTCTACAAAGCCCTCAAGAAATGAACTGGAAAACCACTCTCGCAGGTGTCGGCGCAATCATGGTCGCAATCGGAGGCGCACTCAAATCACTCTTCGATGGAGACCCGTCCACCAACATGGACCTCGCAGCCACCATCACCGCCGTGACCATTGGATTCGGACTCATCATGGCCAAGGACGCTGATAAGAAGAAGGCTGAATGAACGTCATCGAGCAAATCGTATCAGCCATTCTCAAGTGGCTGGTATGGCTTGCGAAAACACCCTACACCGCAGAGGATGCAAAACCCGATCCAGAACTCAAAAAGAAGCTACTGGATCGCATTGCTGATTCTGAGCGCAAGCTGCTCAACAAGAGTGGTGATGGTGCCCCACGGTGAGCCTATACGCCTCGCTGAGGACGTAAAAGCTCGCGTCTGGGTCAAAGATGCCCAGGGCAACCCAACCAAGTCTCAAAACCGCGTGACAATCCACGAGGGATGGTACGCACTACCGAAGGAATAGTATGGCAACCCCACTTACAGGCAGTTCAGTAGCATCAACATACATTGGCCTACTCAAGACCTCCGACAACGCCAGTCTTACCGGAAGTCTCAGGAGCATCAGCGATGGCGGCGGAACCAATTCCGCGCTCCAGATCTCCACAACCGCAGCCAACATTGTCGGTACCCTGAATGTCACGGGTGCCACCGGACTGGCTTCGAGCCTCGCAGTCTCTGGGTTGGCCACCATTGGTTCTACGCTCGGTGTGACCGGTGCGACCAACCTTTCATCCACCCTGATCGTTACCGGTGCTACTACCCTCTCGTCCACTCTGGCAGTCACTGGTGCCGCCAATCTCTCGTCCACCCTCGCGGTCACCAGCAACATCTCCACGAGCGCGGGTAATCTGTCCGTGTTTGGAAACATCGTCCAAACCAACGCCGCCGCATCAAGTTCGTTTGCCGGAAGCCTTACTGCTTCATCGGTAACATTCAGCTCAACCTTCACATGCAATGGAAATGCATCGTTTTTTGGAAACGTATCATTCGCCAATCCGTTAACAATCAATAGCACCCTCAATGTTACTGGTGCTACTGTCATATCGAACAACCTTACTGTAACCGGTTCGATTGGATCTAGCTCTTCTATTAGTGGAACGTCTTTGTCCGCAAGTGGTAACCTGACGGTAAACGGCAATACCACTATTGGTAATGCTGCCGCAGATCTCCTGACGGTGAACGCGAATGTTGTTACATTCCCGAACATCACCACTCAGAATGTTGATACAGATACCGATAAGGTTATTATTCTTGATTCGACTGGAAGACTTCGGGCTTCTAACTCCAGTCAGTTTGTTCAGACTTCATTGAACTCACCTCAATGTAAGCAGACTGCAAACAAAGCCAGAGCAAGCATTGAGGCAAATACCACTGGATCTGGTGCTGATGTAATATCGGTTTCTATTACTCCACGAAGCGGCGATTCAAACATTCTTGTTTCTGCCGTTATCAACTATTCGTTTTTAACTGGTGATTCCAAAAACTGCGTTTTCAGGCTAACTAGAAACGGAACTGAGATTGGAACAAGCACTGGTACTGGAATAGTTGGAATCGCTTCTGCCAGCTACGAAGACGGTGAGATTGAGTCGATCAACAATGTTAAGATAGAGTTTCTTGATTCACCCAATACCGCCTCTGCTGTTACATACAAGATTCACATTTATGGATCTAGTGACCTGTATTTGAACTTCAACATAAGTGGTTCCGTCCAGCAAAGCACCACCTCGACGATCACGGCTCAGGAGTACTTCGCCTAATGAAACCCTCTGAAGTAGCGCAAGCAGCTTGCGATAAGCTGTCGTTCACGGACTCGGCCACGCTCACGTTGGCCAAGAAGTTCTGTATCCGCCGCTACTCCATGATCTGGGATTCGTGCCTATGGAACGATACCCTCGGAGTAACCTCTATCTCTGTCGCTGATGGCGATGAGATCAATACGATCAACACCTTCGTCACCACGGCCTACTCCTCGAACACCGGATACAATATGTACATGGACTTCCCAGTGGCCGCGAAGTTCACGATTGATGGCGATACCGATGGCATCGAAATCCCGTCCGCTGAATGGGTGTCATTCTTCCAGCTCGATCCCAACACCTGGAACAACGTCGATAGCCGTAAGTCCACGCCCAACAACTTCGTGAACTGGGTCCGCAACATGGACGTTGCCTACGGACTGGCCGGTGTCCCGAGGATCAAGCTCATCCCAGTTCCCAACGTCAACGGAACCCTCTTCGTTCTCGGCAAGAAGCAGTCCCAGATGCGTCAGTTCGGTGAGGCTCAGACCATCACCAACGACAGCAACTTCGAGCTGCACGGTGTTGAGAATGCACTGATGGCCTACACCGAAGGCGATCTCCTCGAATACTCGCGGCAGTACGGCAAAGCCCAAGCGAAGTTCCAAGAGGGAGCCGCTCAGGTCTCCATTATGAAGGACATGGAGCGAGGCCAGCAGCAGCAGATCAGCCGCATCATTCCTGACAGCCTCTACGACTACACCTTTCAGGACATCACCTAATGCCATTCCAATCATCAGACGCACTCGACGACCAGATGCTTCTAGATGGAAGCAATGGGTTCAGCACTGGTGTCGTTTCAGCTACTCGTCCAGATGCCATTCCGGCCACAAGCTTGGAGTCGGCCATCAACATGGACTATGATGACTTTGGAAACCTTGTCACTCGTCTCGGGTCCGTTTCACTGGTTGGAAACAGCATCACCACCAACTGGGAAGCTGTTATCACAAACTGGGAGGCAACCACCGGCAACTTCGCCTCCAACCTTCCAATCAACTGCCAAGTCTACTCTGGCTTCTACTTTGATACGTCCGCCTCAGAGCGTCTGGTAATCGCGCTGAATGATGTCAACGCGAACACCAATCTGCTGTACTACGGATCTCCTGGTATTTCGTACAACGTCATCAGCGGATCTACGATCAATCCTCTCGCGAGATACGTTTACTTTGCTCAGCTCAACGAGAAGTTGTTCTACGCGGATGGCTATAGCGCACTGCGTTATGTCAACAGCTCTAACTCGAACGCATCCATCGCTGCCGGTAAGATCAGCCGCATCGATGTCATCAGGCAGGGTTCAAGTCACAACTCGATTCCCACAATCACCATATCGGCTCCGCCAAGCGGTGTAACCGCTACGGCCACCGCCATTGTGGCCAATGATGGCAACCTAGTTGCGATTACCATCACGAACCCCGGCAGCGGTTACATCACGGCTCCTACGGTTTCGATCTCACCGGCAAACCAGTCCCACGCGGTCGCATTTGTATCCCTCGCCGCTCCTGCCAAGCCTCTCTATCTCACAACGCATACCAATCGTCTCTGGTGCGTTTCGGCAGATACCACGGTTCCTCCAGATACCCTTTACTTCTCGGACATTCTCGATGGTGAATCTTGGGACCCGCTTGGTTCCATTCGCGTTGGTGGCGATGGCGATCCGATTCGTGGTCTCTACTCGTGGTTCGGATACCGCTTGCTCGTGTTCAAGGAGCGGTCCATCTGGACTGTGGATGCCGATCCCACGGCAGATCCCGCTGATTGGTCTATCTCGCTCGTCAGCGGAAACATCGGCTGCTCATCGCACCGATCCATTGCTGCGGTGGGTGCTGATGTTTTCTTCCTGTCTCGTGACGGCATCCGCTCGATGGCCCAGATCCAAGCGGGCACTCAGACCAGCGTTGGACTCGCGCTCAGCAGCCCGATCAACGATCTCATCAGCCGCATTGACAAGACGCGCCTCGAACTCTGCGACGGTGTGTTCTGGAATAACCGATACCTGCTCGCAGTTCCGTTCGTTCAGGAAGGACCGTTCGGTGTTGGTCTCGAAAACGAGTATGCGATGCTTCTTGAAAACGGTTACCATCTTGAACTCGAAGACCTGATCCCTCGGAATAACGCGATCATCGTATACCACTCACTGGCCCGCTCTTGGCTTGGATACTGGGACAACTGGCAGGTGAACGACTTCTTTGCCACATCGTTCTCAAGCTTTGGCCCTGTGCTGATGTTCGCTGGCGACATGACCGCAGTGTCTTCGGGAAGTAATCAGGTCTGGTCATTCAACGACTACCTGCCAAACACTCGCACCGTACCAACACCGGTTTCTTCCTATTTGGATGGTGGCTCGCAATACCAGTCCTCGGTGACCACAAAGGCTTACAACCTTGGGGAACCCATCCCCGACAAGATCGGGTACAGCATACAGCTTGCGTTCGATAACCCGTACACCACCCAGAATACAGGTGTTGCCGTTTCCTACGCCAAAGACATGACTGGAACATTCTCCACGATTGATCCTGGATTGAGCATCACCAGTTCTCAGAAGTTCCTGAAAGCCTACAACCTCATCAGCAAGGGCCGATGGAACTCGATCCAATTTAAGGTTGAAACCAATGCGGGCGGTCGCCTGTCATTCCAATCCGCCATTCTCTCTGGATTCGTCGATTCCGTGCGTCCTCAGCAATGAACGCACATCCGTCTATCATCGAAGCAGCTAAGCTGCTCAGGCTTCATTGGCCAACTTGTTCCACATGGAACGATGATCAGCTCCTGAACTGGATCGGCATCTTCAACAAGATGAAGCAGATCGGGATCATCAAGAATGAGAAGGGCGAGTGCATTGGTGTCGGAGCTGTTCGTTTCCTGAACTCAATCGATGAAGCGGAAGACATCAACAACAACTTCCCTGATGGCCACATCGCTTGGATCGAGATGGTAATTGGGGTTGAGCCAGAAGCCGTTCAGACTCTCTGGTTGGCCATGATGACCGTCTGTTCAGATAAGGTCACCAAGGTGGGCGGATTCAGCAGAGGCGTTTCCCGTTTGTACGATTTCAACAGATACTTCAAACTTCTAATGAACCGAAGGATTTCCTATGGGCGGATCATATAAAGCACCGGATATGGCGGCGGCAAATCGCGAGGCTGTCATGGCTTCGATCGAAACCTTTCCGCTTCAACGGCAGATCGAGGCAGCGTCTCGGATTGGAGGAGAGGTTCGGGTTCCAATCTACAAAAACGGCAAAGAAACCGGTGAGTACCGAACGGTTAATTTCAGCGGCATGTCTGACATCGATGCCACACGCGAAACAGCTCGCGCACTAGCATCTCTTGCCCCTGAACAGACCAAGGCTCAGCTTGATCTCGCAAAGGAGTACGGAACTCAGTTTGCCGAGCAACGCAGGGCCGAGCTTTCTGCTGCTGATCCTGAGCGTTACAAGCTTTACGACAAGTTCTTGCAGGATATTGGCCAGCGTTCCATTGCCGAGACCGCTCCCGCTGCCCCCACCTACGAGCGTGTCGGCATGCCTACCGGCCCGCAGGATACTGGCGAAGCAGCGAACATCCGCAGCAACCTCGAACGCCAGATCAGTGCCGGTCTCGCTCAAGCCGGAACGCTTGATCCCGCAATGATCCGAGCCGCCGAGCAAGCTGTTCGCGCTCGTGGCACTGCTACCGGAAACATCCTCGGTAACCTTTCCGCTTTCCGCGAGGCGCGGGCGGTTGGTGAGGCTATTGCGAATGCCGATGTCCAACGTCGTCAGCAAGCTCTTGGCCTACTCCAGAGCGGCCAAACCACGAGCGATGTCGCCAATCGCCAAGCTCAGGAATCGTTCCAGAATATCCTCGCAGCCACCGGTCAGCGGAACACCGCCCAGCAACAGACCTTTGCGGGCCAGATGGCTTCGCAGCAACAGCGTCAGGGTGCCCAGCAGCAGAACATCGCGAACATCCAGTCCGCTCTGGGTCTCCAGCCCATCGTTTCTCAAGCCGCTCAACTTGGTGGACTCCAGCAGGGTGCGTCTCCGTTCGCTTCTCCTCAGTACATTCAAGGCATGCAGCAAGCTAGTCCTGGTCAGTTGCTTCAGACCGGTTCCAGCTTTGCGCTCCAGAACGCCCAGAACGCGTTCCAAGCTTCACAAGCCAACTCTCCGTTGGCCATCGTTAAGGGTGTTACTAGCGCAATCGGCGCACTCGGAAGTGCTGCTGGTTGCTACGTCGCTCGCGAGTGCATTCCCGATCAGTGGGAAGCGTTCTACTTCTGGAAGGAACTCGTTGGACCCGCTTGGTTCAAGAGCTTCTATGACAGCAACGCGGAGAAGTTCGCGAAGTGGCTCAAGGATAAACCGAAGGCGAAGAAGTTGGTGGCCAACTGGATGATCGGTCGCATCAAGAGCTTGGTTCCTAAGGCTTGAGCTATGGCAAACGATACCGGATCAAACTATTGGTTCATGCCAGGAACGGGAACTCCTGAGCCTGATGCGGTAACCCCTGCCCCTCAGAAAAACACTGCATCAGAACAATTAAGCTCAAGTTCAACAACAATAATGGACCCAAACACTGGGTTGCCTGTTGAAGTTGTTCTAAACCCTGACTTTGTAGAACCGAGATATGTTCCAGATCCTCCAAGGTTTGGACTTCCTCCAGTTCCTCCTGGAATGTTGGACCCTGTTATGGACTACGATCAATGGAAGTATGTTGATCGTTATATCCTAAAACCTCCTACTCCTGATTCCGGCAACACTCCATCGCCAATTTCCGGTGGGGTTACAGGAGCCGGAACGCCGCCGACTACAATCAAGCTTGAGGATGGTACGGTAGTAACTTCCGGTGGAACAGGGCTTGTTGGGTTTCCCGGTAGGCTTCCAATCGTGCTTCCGGGATCTTCGGTTACATCGACTCCGATCTTGGATCTGAGTCAGCCTCCGGTCGCTCCGGTCGCTCCGGTTACTCCTCCAAAGCCACCCAAGCCGATCACCCTTCCGGGATCTTCGGTCACATCAACTCCGTCAATCGTTGAACCAACCACTGTTCCGATTCCCGCTCGACGGATGCAGGAGGCTTTGAACCCGTACAACGGATACATCAACTACGATCCCGATGAGATCCTCGCTGCCGCAATGCGCGTGATGAACGGTCGCATGGCCGGTCGATCCATGCTCAATGATTTGAGAAGGTAATCATCATGGCTTTCGAGAACTTCCTCCAGAACGCTGCGAACTTTGCCACCGCTGGCCTATACAACAACCTCAGCGGGCGCGACAAGGAGCTTGAGCAGCAGAAGCTCGCTGAGGCCGAGGCATTCCGCGCTAACCCGGAGCTAGTTCGCGAAGCTGCGAAGTATGATCCGAGCATCATGGAACGCCTCGGAAACCTGCTGACCGGAGGCATCTACGGTCAGGCCAGCGGCATGAACGACAAGCTGGAGCAGCGAGATATGGCGAAACAGCAGATCATTCAGGATGAACTCCAACGCCGTCTGGAAGAGCGAATGAAAGCCTACGGAAATCCTCCGGCTCCAGAACCCGTTGGCAGCGAACTCAATCCTGATCGCAGCGCAATGCCCATGCCCGTCGAACCCGGAACACTTCGCAAGAGAAACACTTTCGCTGGAGGCTACTAACCTATGGCTACACCTAATTATCCCGATCCCGCCAACATCGAGGCGCAAGCTCAGTATCGTCCTGGTATCGCTTCCAACATCTTCAACGTCCTGACTGGCGGCTTGGCTGGCCAGATCACCGGAGGCACTCAACGCGCTCAGGAGGCCGCTAGGGCGCGTCAGGCGTTGCTACAGGAAGAGTTTGGGAAGCGGGATGAAGAGCGGGCCATTCAACGTCAGTTGATGCTCCTTAAAATGGGGTACAAAGCGGAAGCCGCTAAAGAAGGTCTTCCGATTCCCGAAGGTGCCACGCCCGAGGAAATTCTGGCGATCAACATGCAGAACAGAAAACTCAGGGCCATAGGCAAGCAAACGGCCTATGATGTTGCATCTGGAAACACTCCTCAAGGACTTGGCCTACTGCTTACTGATTCCCGTGAAAACCCGGCGTTCCAAGCGGGATTGACTGAAGGCAAAACGGACGTTGCTCAGAGCCGAGCGCAACTCAAGTTGAGACAGGATATTGAGGATGCTAATATTGCCGGAGAATACCTTGGCTTAACTGGAACTCAACTTCCAGCCGGAATCTCGCCTGCTGAGGCGCGTGGCCGATACAATGCCGCAAGGTATGTTCAGTCTTACAAGATACCCGCTCAGGTTAGGCAGGAAGACGATAAAATCGCTCTTGTTGATTTGTTTACTCAGAATCCGGGTCTGAAAGCTTTTGGAGGCATGTCTGATGCAGATATTCAAAACCTCCCCGCCTCTGCGGCTAAAGGATATCTGACGCGAGCAGGAAAGGAGTTGGAAACAAGCAAGACGCTTCAAAACAAAGAAGCTCAATCAAATGCGTTCGCTCGTACTATGGGCATTCTCAATCTTCCGTTTGATCAGAGAACAACGCCTGAAAACCTTCAGACTTTGTACGCTGATGCTTCGCTAGTTGGGAAATCGATAACTGATAGTCCTAAGTGGCAGGCCACTATGGGGCTTGGTTCTAAGCTTGATAACGATCAGTTGAAAGAGGTCAAGTCATACTCTGACTCGCTTTCCATCGGTAACAGGTTTGCCAAGCTTGTTGCAGCCGCTGCATCACAACCTGGAGGTTTGAAGAAGTTCCAGGATAACAACTTTGGTACGATTAGGAATGCTCTTAATACTCAGGGTTCTAAGTTCTTCTCAAATGATGCTGAAAGAGAGTTGGCCAGAGCATTGGTTCAGGAGTACGAAGCGTTTGTTCAAGGTCCCAGAAAGTTTCTATTCGGAGCGTCTCTTACTGCTGGAGAACAAGGGAGTGCAAACCTTTCATTTGGTACTGCTTCTGATAAAGACTTCTTTAACAGAGCTATTCAGTTTATTGATCGTGTTCACGAAAACGATCCAGTTACATTCTATCTGGATGCAGGCAAATCGATTAACGATCCAGTTGTTTCTGGTGTGATAAATAAGAAGAAGGAGTATAACAGCTATAAGCAGATATTTGCTCCTTCTCCTTTAACCCCACAAGAAGAGGCTAGAAAACAGGAACTTCTTAGGAAAACCCGCAGAACCCAATAGCATTAACTTCAAAAACTATGGATGAGATTACACCTGCTGAGCAGGAAGAACTTGATGCGCTGCTTCGTAAAGAGAGGCAGGGAATGGTCTCTCGCATTGCGAATCCTGAGGCTACTCGGGAAGAGCGAATGCAGTCGATGAGGGAAATGCGAGGTGGTGGCGGGCCAATGAGTTCGTCTGCTGAGATCGCGGCGGCGAAGGGAGCGGTCACTGTTGTTCCTTCTGTAATCGCAGGCGTTGCCACTGGTGGAGCTGGCCCGCTTGTTCAGGCTGGAGTTGGAGCTTTGACGGGTCTTGGTTCAGCGGGTGTAAGACAAGGAATCGAAAACGTCTACGAAGGAAAGCCGTTTAGATTTCGTGAAATGGGAGGAGAAGCAGTAAGCTCTGCTGTCCCGACTCTCAAGGGTGTTCCGCTTTCAAAATACATTCCATTTCTTAAATCGGCTCAACCCACTTCAACCGCATATAGAGCCGCAAACCTTGGCCTCAATACAGCCCTATCAGGAACCGGTGCTGCTGCTGGAGGTGTTGTTAGTGGAACCGTAACGGATCTTCCAAGCGCAGCTCGTGAGGCCGCTGCTCCAATGTTAATGACTGCTGCACCTCAAGCTGCTGGAGAGGCTGCTGGAGAGGCTGCTAAACTGTTTTCAAAATGGGCTTCAAAGGCGGAAACGGTTGAAAAGGCTGGAATTAAACCACTCTTCACCGATGTGTTTCCAGAAGCGGCTGCATTTGCTCAACGTGCACAATCAAAGATTAGCTCTGGAACTCTTCGTAAACTCGAAGACGATCAGCTTCGTCAGATTGAACAGGTCGCTTTACAGATTGGCGGAGTCCAAGGAGTTGGCCAACCTGGTGACGTAAAGCGCGTCTATCAGGACGCTGTTGCTTTGCTTGGTTTAGGCAAGGTTGAAGACATCACGAGAAATTCAAAGGATTTCACGAGTGCCACTCAGGCATTGAACAGTGCTGTTGAAGAAGCGAAAACCTATGCCAAACAACTTCAAATAGCAGAGCAGGAAGCCTATAAAGCAAATTCAGCAACACGCATTGCTGATGCTGAAAACGCATACAATGAATTTGTTCAAGGACTAGGTGTAAGAACCGAAAGGGAAATCCAATCCAAACTTGGACCTCGAATTGCATCCGCTGAAACACGGGCCACTGAATCCGCTTTTCCGGCTGGTGTTCCTCGTGCGGCTGATACAGCTCAGAGGGGTTTTCAGATCCAAGATCTAATCACCCAACCGGCTGAAGGAAAACCGCCGGGACTCAAGCAGGTAACCGACAGCTTCTTTGAGAAGCAGTACGAATCAATACCGACTACCGAAAGGCTTTTCAGGCCCGATGTTCCGATTGGTGAAACCGGCATTTCTTTGATCGATAAGGTCATGGATCTCAAATCTTCTATCCCAAAGACCGGACTCCCAGGGCTTGAAGACATTATTAAAGGGGCCTCTAGGACTGAGAAAGTTCCTATTGCTGGAACCGGGGGAATGGCATCGAGAGATGTGATTTCAAACTTTTCATTGGGTGAACTTCGCGAGATTCGATCCAACCTAGAGAACTGGGCGTATTCTACAGAGGCATATGGTGGAAAAGCTAAGGCTAAGGCCAAGGAGCTTTCAAATTACATCACCACGATGATCAACGAGCAGGCTCCTCAGGTTTTCCAACCTGAGATTGCCCAGCAGTTACTCGATACGAACAAGAAATACGCTCAGGTTCGTCAGCTTTGGGAAAACCCGTTGGTTGAATCCGCTTTTGCAGGCGTAAAAGCGACCCCCGAGAAGATGCTCGAAAGAATCGGGTCTTCGGTTGTAAAATACGGCACTAGCGCAAGCGACTACCGAGGAATTACCGACCTGATGGACAACCTCAAGGCTATCGGGGTTGAAGGCGTTCCAGATCGCTCAGAAATCAACAATCTGGTGCAGCAGTACATTGCCACAAAATCTCTTGGAGCAAACGGCCAGATTGATAACCAGAAGCTTCTCGGATACCTCAATGGAATCGAAAGAACCTCTCCAGGTTCAATGAGGAAGCTTGGGTTTGGAGACATCGCTGATCTTGAGAACTTCGATGTGGTTAAAACCCTCGTTAAGCAAAGCACCAACGCAGCTGGAGATGTCGATTATCGTGGCCTGCTCACCAAGCTTTCGGTCATGGGATCTGAAGACCCTTCCAAGCTGAAAGCTCTCGGACTGGGAACAATCCAAGACATCGACAGCCTCAACCGCATCGCTTCAAATATGGGTGAAGAGGCCAGCACTGCGGCCAAAGCCAAAGAGTTCGCAAAGTCAGACACGCTCGCTGGATACCAGGTGAGCGAACGAATCCTTGGGATTTTGGACGACTCCAAGGACATCCGATCGGTGATGAATGTGCTTCAGGATCAGGTGGTTTCTGGAGCTACTCCAGAACTCCGCAAACAAGCGGCCAATGCGCTGGTGAACACTCGCGCATCAGCGGTCGAAGACCTCCTTTTTGGAAGAACTTCGGGCGGTGTCAGCAAGGGTGCCAGATCCTTGGATCTCCAAGGCATTAAAGATGCCCTAAAAGACAGGGCTTCAAGGGAGCGTTATGCGGACATTTTGGGGCCAAATCTTCTGAGCAAGATCGAAAACGACCTGATTCCGGGTCTTGAAATCATTGCTGAACGTCAAAGGATGGCTGGTGGAGCTGGCCAAACAACGGGCGGAACCTTGATTGAACGAGGCGCAATGGCCGGTTTGAAAGGCCCGCTGGCATTGGGCGCAACCGCAGGAGCAGTTGCTTTGGGGTCCAATCAGGGTTTTGGAAAAAGCGCATTGGCAGCGGCACTTGTCACAGCGATGGACATTGGTGGAACCGCTCTCGCATCAAAGGTTCTAGCTCGCACAGTTGGAGCCACAGGACTGAAGAGCAAAGCCGCTTCGGCAGCAGGGCTTCAGGCGTTGATTGACAGCGTAAACAGGGCACCAAATCGAGAGGCTGCACTTGAGCTGATGAACATTTACAGCCAGATGGGAACGCTCCCCGAACAGCCCTCGCAGTAAATTCCCAAAAGATTTCTCTCGACAGTTTGCAACACGCGGCTACATTCGCTTGCGTGAGCGTAAAACTTCTAACCGTCCAAGAGATCGCCTCGGCTCTCGGGACTCATCCCGAGACGGTGCGTCGGTGGATTCGGTCAGGAAAACTTCCGGCTATGAAAGCCACGAAGCGCACTATCCGTGTCCGCTCCGATGTAATCGAGGAACTCCTCCGACAAAACCCACAATGAATGCAATAGCAACGACAACGCAACAGACCGACTCTGGCGAAATGTACGCCAAGATCGGTGACCCCATCACCGCCATCGAGAAGATGGGCGAGTGGATCGCAGCCAGCGGAATGCTGGGATGCACCAAGGTCGAACAGGGAAAACTCATCGCGTGGCAATGCGCCGCCGAGAAGAAGACCCCGTTCGATTTCAAGAGAGAGTATCACATCATCAATGGCTCACTCTCCATGAGGAGCGATGCCATGCTGGCCGGTTACCGCGCCCGTGGTGGCAAGGTTCTCTGGAAGCAGTTCGATAGCCGCGCTGCCATCGCACTCTGGACCTATGACGGCAATTCCTGCGAGATCGGGTTCTCGGTCGAGGATGCGAAGCTCGCTCAGCTCCTACCCGCCAAGCCGGGTTCCGGGTGGGCCAAAGATCCGGGTGCAATGCTCCGCGCTCGATGCATCTCCAAAGCTATCCGCATGCTGGCACCTGAAGTGGTGGCCGGTATCTACACGCCGGAAGAGACTGAAGACTTCCAGCCCGCAGTGACTGAAGTTGCTGCTGCTCCCACTAAGAGCTTCGACATCACCGCCAAGCTCGAAGCCCTGTTCGAGACTCGTGAGGAAGATGTGAACGCCCTGCTCTTCAAAGCCGGTCGAATCAGGGACGGCCAGACCTTCCGCGACCTCGATGACTCCATCGCCTCCAAGTACATCGCCAAGCCTGACCTGATCCTCAGCAAGCTGCCGGTGATCGTCAGCCCCGAGATCGTTGCCACGGAGGTGTCCAATGGCTGATGCCATCTACAACTTAGCGGCGGAGGTTTACCACGCCACGAAGGCACTCTCGAAGTCCGGTCTCGATCAGTTCCGCAAGTCGCCCGCTCACTTCCGCGCTTGGCAGGATGGAACCACCCGCAACGAATCCAGTCCCGCACTGGAGTTCGGCACCGCCGCTCATTGCGCCGTGCTGGAGCCTGATCGCTTCGTAGGCCAGTACACGGTGTTCAATGGAGATCGACGCACAAAGGAAGGCAAAGCCGCGTGGCAAGCCATTCTGGACTCAGGAAAGACCCCTCTGCCTCAAGAGCAGTGGGACAACATCACCGGAGCAGCCGCTGCGGTTCACGCTCATCCAGCAGCTTCTGGCCTACTCAATGGCATCAAGGC